TTTAGCGGCGGCAGGATTAGGATTTGCATTACCATTTATATTAATGGGCTCTGTGGCAATAGCGGCATTAGGTGTCGCATTAATACCATTTGGTATTGGACTCAAGGTTGTTTCAAGTGTAATACCTGAATTCGCAGAAGGAATGGAAAAAATAGCCAAGGTAGATTTTTTAAACTTGATGTTGGCAGGCCCGGCACTAATAAGTTTAGCCGCAGGTATGGCAGTATTAAGCGGTGGCGGATTAATAAGCGGATTATTGGATGGTATTGGTTCATTGTTTGGCGCAGAAAGTCCTTTTGATAAAATTGCAAAGTTAGGTGATAGTGCAAAACACATTAATAAAATGTCAGAAGAAATGCGTAACATGGGAGACACAGTAGATGGCTTCACAACTGCACTTAATAACATAGACGGTTCAAACATTGGATCACAATTTTTCTTAATAGCAGATGGCTTGACTGCTCTTAATACAGCAGTAGGTAATATAAACTTAGTCTCAATAGCAAAACTGGCACTTCTAGGTGCAGTAATGCCAGGCAGTACAGTAGGATCAGTAATGCCAAGCAGTGACAATGAAGAACCACAACAAGTACAACCAACAACACCTACATTTGGTCCAGGTATAACTCCAACAGAGGTAAATGCTAATGCAGTACCTCAAACTGGTATGTCAGACAAAATGAAACAAATGATGGAAGAAAGACTTCAAAAAAACCAAGCAAAATATGGAGACGCACCCGGAGGCTTTACACAAACTGTAAATGGTAAAACTGTTTCCAATAACAATATGTCCGGACAAGCAGATACAGGTGCAGAAGAAGAAAATCCAGCACTTCAAACAAATCAATTATTGTCTAAACTTGTAAACTTGCAAGAGCAAAATAACAGAACAGGCAAGAAACAACAACGTTCAATTGAAGGCTTAGAAATCTAGTTACCAGTTTTAAGTTGACTTAATTCCTAAATAGTGATAAATACATACATAATAAAGAGGAATCTATGGCAACTTGGCGTAAATATTTTAATAGCAGTAGTAACAGTGGCTTACCCGTTAATGTAACAGGTACTCCAACTGATGGCTATGCTACAACTCACTCACGTTACAGCAGTTGGCTACCAGAAGTATATGCTGGTTCGCCTAACAGGCTAATGAGGTACATTCAATATGACCAAATGGATAACGATTTGGAAATTAACGCCGCATTAGATATCTTAGCAGAGTTCTGTACACAAGACGATGATTATACTAAACTACCTTTTGTGTTTAAGTTTAATCAAGATCCTAGTGAAACTGAAATGAAAATTTTAGATAAGACTTTGGATCAGTGGTGTAACTTAAATGACCTAAGACGTAGAGCATTTAAAATGGTAAGAAGTACTTTAAAGTACGGAGACCAGTTTTTCATTAGAGATCCAGAAACACATAAACTATATTGGTCAGATCCTGCAAACGTAGAAAAAGTTGTTGTAAACGAAAGTAAAGGTAAAGACATTGAAGTCTATTACATTAAAAACTTAGAAGCCAACTTTGATGAACTAACGGCAACTAGTGCCGCTAGAATACATGCAAGACCTTATGGTGCTGGCGGCGGAATGTTATCAGGCGGTAACATTGGTGCTAGTGCAGGTAACTATCAAACTAACACAGGCGATACAGGTGCTAACTACGGTAGCCCAGTAGATGCTAGTCATGTTGTACACATGAGTTTGACAGAAGGCATGGATCATAACTGGCCCTTTGGTATTAGTATCCTCGAACCAATTTTTAAAGTTTTCAAACAAAAAGAATTACTTGAAGACTCAATCATTATTTACAGAGTGCATAGAGCACCTGAAAGACGTGTGTTCTTTATTGACGTAGGTAATATGCCTCCCCATAAAGCACAACAGTATTTAGAAAGAGTAAAATACGAAGTACAACAAAAACGTGTTCCTAACAAAAACAAAGCAGGTGAGAATGTTGCTGATGCGGCATATAACCCAATGAGTATGTTAGAGGATTATTTCTTTGCTCAAACGGCAGATGGTCGTGGTAGTAAAGTTGATACATTACCAGGTGGTAATAACTTAGGTGAGATTGACGACTTAAAATACTTTAACAATAAATTGTTGAGAGGATTAAGAGTTCCAAGTTCTTACTTACCTACAGGACCTGACGATGGAACATCACAACACAATGACGGTAAAGTTGGAGTTGCATATATACAAGAATTCCAATTTGCAAAATACTGTGAACGTTTACAAAAACAACTTATTAGACAATTAGACAGAGAGTTTAAATTATTCCTAACACATAGAGGAATTGATATTGAAAACTCTACATTTAGTTTAGAATTTACACCACCTACTAACTTTAGTAGTTATAGAGAATTAGACTTAGATACCCAACGTGCAACACTATTTGGTAGTTTAGAAGCAGTACCTTATCTGTCACAACAGTTTAAACTTAAAAAATATTTAGGTTTAACTGAAGAAGAGATGAAGGATAACGAACATTATTGGAAACAAGAGAATAAATACACTAGTGAAGGAGGTATTCCTCAACAGGATAACATCGGTTTACGAAATGTTGGCATACAAAGTCCGCCAAGTGCAGACTTTGATTTAGATGCTCCAGTAGAAGATATACCAGACCCAATGGCAGTTGACACACCAGATGTGCAAACAATGGGACCACAAGGCGGACCAGAGCTAGGTCCGGGAGCAAGTGATATATAATGAGATTAAACGAATTTTACAATCCACAAAACGACGAAGCCAATACACGTGACTTCGATGATACTCGTAAGGGTAGACTTACTCTCGAAGCCTTAAACAAACTCCGTAAATACAGAGAACTTAAAAAGTCAGAAAACATTGAGCATGAAGAATTTGCTTCTATAATGTATTCAAAACCACAACAAGCAGATACTGGCGGCTTCTAAATTGAAACTCGCGGTATGCGGATGCTCTTGGTCCACACGCGATAAACAATTTCCCAACCACGAATTCGGACAATTTATAGCAGATTATTTTGATGCTGAGTATTATAACTTGGCTATACCTGCCTGTACTAACTTTGGTATACGGTTACAAATAGACCATGCAATAGATGTATTAAAAGCAGACTTTATAATAATAAATGCAACAACACCCACAAGAGTAGATTTTAAAATTACTAACAGTAGTAGATATGCACATGAAAATGGGTGGGAAAATATCGATAAAACACTATTAACGGATAGCATTGGTTCTGTGTTCCAAGACGATTTAGATACTTCTTTTGAAGATAATCATATAGCGGAACGTTTATCTAAAGTAATGAATGCAGAAACACATGCATTATTTAAGCAATACTTTTTACACTTTTATGATCCTGATATAGAACGACATAAGCAATACTACATACTGCAAAACGGTTTAGATAGATTAATTAAAAGCAACACACAGTTCGTATTCAGCCCAAATACATTTGAGTGGGCAGAAGGTATGAGCATGTCTAACTCTTTGTTAGAATACAATTTAGAGCCATTTAAGTGGGATATACCAGATAGTAACTTATTAGAAAAAGGCATAGCAGAAACATTACATGTATGCGATGAAGTATACGGTAATTGGGAGAATAGTCCAGGCACAAAAACATCTAACCACTTACCAATTGAAAGTCATATGGTTTTTTCAAAACAAGTTATAAAGCATATAAAAGCAAACAACTTAGATAAATAACATTACATAAAACATCCATACTGATACTGTAGACACAGAAAATCAGACACTTCTTAGGCATTTTGAGTCGAAAAAACACTCTTTTAACGCCGATTAACACATACTATATAAGTACAACTACAGCAATATATCCAATGGAGTATCTATTGGGTGTTATGAATATAATTAATTATAGGAGCTCATAATGTCAGAACGCAGTAAACTAGAACAAGTTTTAGAATTTTTGCTAGCCGAAGATAACGATCGAGCCGAAGAGCTACTACACGAGTACGTCGTAGAAACAGCTCGTAAGGAATACGAACGTATCTTAGACGAATCAGAAGTCGAAGTTGAAGAAGCAAAGACTGAAGAAGTAGAAGACGAAAACCTAGAAGAAACAGCAGAAGAAGATGAAGAAGCAGTTGAAGAAACTGTGGAAACTGAAGAAGAAGCAGTTGAAGAAGAAATTGATATAGCAGACCCTGAAGCAGATTTTGTTGCAGACGTAGAGTCAGCAGATGACGAAATTGAAACAGACGAAATTGGTATGGATAGCGAAGAGGAAGAAGGTGGAGAAGAAGAGTTAGAAGACAAAGTCGACGAACTTGAATCCGAACTAGAAGACCTAAGAGCAGAATTTGAAAAACTAATGGGTGATGAAGAAGGATCTGAAGGTGATGATGCTGAAGAAGTGGAAGATGAAGTCATGGACATGATGTCCGACGAAGAGCCACAAGAAGAAGCAGTCGAGTATGACCTAGACGAAACTACAGACGAAGATGAAGAAGTTGTTGAAGAAGCAACTAAATTATCTGACAACGTAGCAGACGTTAAAGGTGGAGATGCAGACAACAATGAATCACCATTCACAAAGAAACCAAAAGAAACTAAAGTAACTGGAGCAGGTAACCCTGTTAAAGGAACTGATGGTGGAGATGGAAACAAAGGCGAATCAGCAAAAGATAGCGGTTCACCAGATAACTTAAACGTTAAACCTGCAAAGGCTTAATTAACTTTTTGTAAAGGAAGAAATAGTGCGTAAATTATACGAATACATGAGTCCAGAAGCATCCAAGATTGAATTACTTGAATCAGCAGATGGCAAAGACTTGTTTATGGCTGGATTATTCATTCAAGGCGATGTTAAAAATCAAAATGGAAGAGTATATCCTAAAGACGAGATAAAACGTGCTGTAGAAAACGTAACAAAAAGACTTAGCGGTGGTGAAACTGTGATGGGCGAATTAGACCATCCAGAAGAACTACAAATAAATTTAGACCGTGTGAGCCACATCATTACAGAAATGCAATGTGATGGTTCAGATGGACTAGGTAAGCTAAAAGTTATAGATACACCAATGGGGAACATTGCAAAGGCTTTATTAAAAGCAGGTGCAAAGTTAGGTGTCAGCAGTAGAGGAAGTGGTAATGTAAATGAATCAGGTCGTGTGTCTGATTTTGATATTGTTACAGTTGATATTGTTGCACAACCAAGTGCCCCAGACGCCTATCCAAAGACAATTTATGAGTCTTTGTTCAATATGCGTGGCGGTAGCATGATTTATGATATCGCAAAGGACTATACACACGGTAAACAACCTGGTGCACAAATGCACCTAGATAAAAGTATCATTAATTTTATTAATGATTTAAAATTGAGGTAGGAGACTACTATGGCAGAAAAATTTGAAGACTTAATCGAATCAAGCGATTTAAATGAAGAGATTCGTGGATCAATCGTTGAAGCTTGGGAAAGTCGTCTATCGGAAGCCCGTGAGGAACTTACAGCAGAATTAAGAGAAGAGTTTGCTCAAAGATATGAGCATGACAAAGGTCTTATTGTTGAAGCAGTTGACGGATTTATCAAAGAAAGAGTTGAAGCAGAAATGATTGAACTTGCTGAAGATAAACAAGCCGTTGCTGAAGAACGAGTTGCTTACAAAAAGGCTGTTAGCGAACATTCTAAGAAATTAGACAAGTTTGTTGCAGAACAACTAGCAAAAGAAGTTAAAGAACTTAGAGCAGAGAGGAATTCAGTTTCCGATCATGTTTCTAAACTTGATGATTTTGTTGTTGAACAGTTAAGTGGAGAGCTTAAAGAATTCCACGAAGACAAACAAGCACTAGTAGAACAAAAAGTCAAGATGGTTACTGAAGGTAAAAAAGCACTTTCAACAGCCAAATCAGACTTTATCAAACGTGCCGCTGACAAAGTCGAGGCAACTGTAAACACTATCGTAACAGAGAATGTTAAACAGTTCCGTGATGACATCACAGCCGCAAGAGAAAACGATTTCGGTCGCAGAATCTTTGAATCATTTGCTAATGAGTATCGTTCAAGTTATTTGAATGAGTCCTCAGCAGTGAAAGATTTGGAAAAAACAATAGCAGAAGTTAAAGAGCAATTAGAAGAAGCAAACAAAGAAGTTGAAGCGAAAGCAGATGCAACTAAGTTAGTTGAATCAAAATTGAATGTAGCAAATGACAAATATGCTCGTAAAGAGACTATGGACACTTTGCTTAAACCTTTAGCAACTAGCAAGAAAGAAATAATGGTCGACCTTTTGGAGAGTGTTAAAACAGAAAACCTAGAGAAGCAATTTAATAAATATCTTCCAAGTGTTTTAGACGGCGAATCACAATCTAAAGAGTCAAGAAAACCATTAAATGAATCAGTGACATCAGAACACACTGGTGATAAAAACGTTCAGCCTTCAGCTGAAGATGAACAGGATATTGTCGAAATTGAGAATATTCGTAAATTAGCCGGACTTTCAAATTAGGAGAAAACAATGGCAGAATTATTTGAAAGCAACTGGTCAGCAACCAAGGACGCACTTTTAGAGGGTCTTAACGGATCACGTAAAAGTTCACTAGATGTTGTTCTAGAAAATACCAAAAGGTATCTACAAGAATCAGCAACCAGTGGTGCTACTCAGGCTGGCAACGTTGCAACTTTAAACAAAGTAATGTTACCTTTGATTAGAAGGGTTATGCCTTCTGTTATAGCTAACGAACTCGTCGGTGTACAACCAATGAGTGGCCCAGTAGGCCAAATCCATACACTTAGAACACGTTATGCCGAATCGGCAACTGGCGTGAATCCAGGTGATGAGGCATTAAGCCCATTTAAGATTGCGAATGCATATTCTGGTAACCCAGATGCAACAGCGGCGTCGGAAGGCACAGCTGGTAAGAAATTATCAATCCAAATCTTAAAGCAAACTGTTGAAGCAAAAACTAGACGTTTAAGTGCAAGATGGACATTTGAGTCAGCTCAAGATGCCGAATCTATGCATGGTCTAGATGTTGAAGCAGAAATTATGCAGGCTCTAGCACAAGAAATTGTTGTTGAAATTGACCAAGAAATTATTGGTTCTTTAAGAACATTAGCTGGTGCGGGAACTACATTAGACTTTAACTCCGTAACTGGAACACAGACTTACGTCGGTGACAGACACGCAGTATTGGCTATTGAGATCAACAGAGCGGCTAACAGAATCGCGGCAAGAACAAGACGTGGCGCAGGTAACTATATTGTTGTTTCACCAGAAGCATTAACAATACTACAATCTGCATCTACTTCAACTTTTGCTAGAACAACTGAAGGAT